GGATGCTAAAAAGGCAACAAAGAAAACAGCACTTAAAATTACAAAGAATAAATAGTCAGGACGTGAGTGAATATTTTTCCTTAAAAAACATGAATACATACTAAATGTCGGACATCCGTACTATGAATCTTGCAGACAACTCTGATGGGATGGTTCAACTTAACTCATCTACTGCATTCGTGTCACAAGATACTGAAAAAAATGTCAGTCAAAATAAAGAAACGATGGACTCTACGCCTATTGCCGAATTGATGGGTCAAACCGAACCGATGGAAATGCAACAGCAAATGCCGATGCAACAACAAATGGTGATGCCGATGCAACAACAAATGGCGATGGCTATTCCGGCTCCGGCTCCGGCTCCCCAGCAAGTGCAAGTCTCTGCTCCGGAGTCAAAGAATCCGTTTAACTTGACGGATCAACAAATGCAATCTTTATTCGTCGCCGCGTGCACGGCTGCTGCCATTAGCGCACCGGTCCAAGAAAAACTCGCGACCATGGTCCCGCAATTCTTGAATGATGCGGGCCGTCGAAGCCTCATCGGCCTTGCGGCGACGGGACTTGTGGCGTCGGTCATTTTCTACGCTGGTCAATCTTATGTGATTAAGGCGTAAACTTATTGCTCCCAACCCATGTTACTGTAGATGGAATTATCCACACCCAGTACATAGGTCACAACCGTTCCGAATATGAACGCAGCTAGAAAAAGAAGACTAATTTCTAAACTTCTTCTTCTATTTTCGCCGTATTCTTTGATCTGAGACTTAAGAGTCTTGACAACTCGGGTCAACATTTCAACCGCGATAAACGCAATGATCGTTGAAGAAAAGAAGAATCCTCGATCGACCGCCAATTGAGGGACTTGACCAACAATAATTCTAAGAATGTTAGGAATGATAAGAGTCATGAGAGACAGATTCAACCAGTAGTTTCTCGTGTACATTGGAGCCATGGTCATCGCATAGACAACCACCCACATGAGAACCGCTGTGGTAACTGTTCCAGCTGGTGTCTTCATTTGGAGTATACACAGATTATTTGTCCTGGATGTGCATGCCACAGAAAGGTGTCTCGTTGGGTATCTGTTCATAAATGTTTAATCGGATACACATGTCTCTGAGTTTCTTGTAGTTTTCCCAGTATTGTTCAGTGTGATGATATTCATCGACTGTGCAGTGAGCTAGTTCGTGTATGAGCACATGGAAGATTTCATTTGGTTCGCCATCCAAACACAGACCAATCTCATAGCCTTTATTGACATTGTATCCAACCGTGCCATTAAGAGTGTGATGACCTGTGATCAAAATACATTTGCTCAATTTTTCAAATTCTGTACCCTTCAAATTTTCGCGAAGAATTTGATACTTTTCTTTGACCACCCTGAGTTTTTCGGGGTCCTTGGTCGTCATTAGTATGTACAAGTTGATGACGAAAAGTATGATCCACGTGATCATTTTCTATATGTAAATATAAATTTACTGTACAACCTGGATATATGACTCCCCGTCAAAGCTTCCCAAGTGTTCAACTTGAAACCTGAATTTTCTAAAGTATGAATGAGCACGTCTTTGTATGCAACCGGTTCAGACTTTGGACCATCTGCGTAGTACGGTGTATCGACAAGTTCTACAAATAGTTTTTCACCGAAACCACCGTTACCATGGTTTCTCAATTTGAAAAAGTTTCCAAGATTATCTTGAATTGGTGTATTGTAAAGTATACTTTCAGAATCTGGTATGATCCCGATAAGTTTGCCACCCGGTTTCATTCTATTTCTGATTTCTCTGATCGAGTCTCTGAATAACTTTTCTGACGCGAAGATGTAATGTAATGAAAAATTGAAACATATAATATCATATCTTCTATTCGGGCACACAAATATATCTCCGTGATAAAAGTTGACATGCATCTTGAGATTGCGAGCCCGACTCTTTGCTTCTTCGAGAGACTGTTCACTTGGATCACACATACTTATGTTTGCACCCGCATGTCTCCATTTTTGAAGATCACCACCACAGCCACATCCTACATCCAATATTTGACCCCCTTCACGGGTCACACCTTGGATGAGATCACGCTTGTAAGTGTTGTGAGCTCGGCGTATTTCTTCCATGTCTTAATATCGACGATTGTTCTTAATCCACTTAAGTTTGAAAAGGCTTAAAGTTTTTGATGTAAGTATAGCTATATAATGGCTTCTCTTGAACAAGATTACACCACTATCCCGGGTCAACTCTACGCATGCCTTTCGGTCATTGGACCGGAAGCACCACAAAAGAACGACAAGTTTGGAATTAAGATCCGGGGTTGCTTCAACACGCGTGAAGAAGCTGCAAACCACGCGAAGCGTCTTCAAAAGGAGGATGCAACCTTTGACATTTATGTGGTCGACATGTACAAGTGGTTGTTGATTCCTCCAGATACGGAAAAGATTGAGGATGTTCACTACACCAACGAAAAACTTGAAGAAATTATGTCTGGATACAAGGAAAACCAAGCCATGGCTGCGAAGATGTTCGGAGAACGTAAGCGTGACATGATGGAAGCGAAGTCGACTTACATCAAGCCGGGTGATGAGAACTCCAAGTATTACAACAAGCCGGACGAAGCCCCGATTAGCCATCCGGCTGAAGTCTTGGAGCGTCTCAAGAAGGAAAAGCCGGACGCTCCGATGGAAGAACTGGTCAAGGAAGCTGACACAATTGTTGCAACCGAAGTCGAAGAGAGACGTAAGCAGCGTGAAGCTTCCAGCACGGATGCGACGATCGAGGAACAAAAGGAAGAAGGGGAGGCCGAGGTTACCAGCGAGGAGGCTGCTGCCGAGGCGTAAGAAAAATATAGGTAAGTATTAAATATGTTCAGTGTATTGCTCAACATAATTACATTATTGATTGTGTTCGTGGTTGCGATCTTCTTTTTCACATCACCTGAAATTGTCAAAAAGAAGATGAATACAGCATCGGAAGTTTTAGCTGCACAACTCAAGGATCCTCTGATCACGAGTCGTGCGTATTTTACTGAAAGGAAGCGTGGTTCAACTGGTGAGTTTGTCGGGAATTTTCCCCATGAACATACCGATTGGATTTACGGTTATCCTCTTATCCAGGCCTAAGAATCACGGGTTGCATAGTCTTACCCATAAAAAAGCCAAGAAGAAAAACAACAAAACCAATGATCCATGTTGACTTATCAATGTTAGCAAAGATATCATTGTTTTTTTGTGGTTGTTGTTCCGGATACATCATCATTTGTGGATACATCATGGGTTGTTGTTGCTGATGGTGGTAGTATTCTTGTTCTGGTTCTTGATCATCTTGCATCTTAAGCTCTTTATCAAATTCAATGGGGTTGCCAATGTCAGCCTCCATTTTTTATAATTACTTTGATTTTTTTAAGCTTAAAATTCCTCATCTTCGTCATCTTCATCGTCGACGACAAAATCTTTCAAATTTCCATTCTCGTCTGTATCCTCGGCGTCGTCATAATCACTCTCATCGTCTGAATAGTATTCATCATCGGTTTCTATGTCACTCCCATCATCTTCCGTGTCGTACTCATCATCGCCGTAATCATCTTCAACCTTTTCTTTGGGAGTGTATATTTCAGGCTTCTTAATAACACGACCAGATCTGGAAATCATCGTTCTACTATAGTCTATTGTTTAAGTATTTCGGGTGGAACGCGGTGTTTTTGTTGATTGCGGTGTTCATAATCTCTTTTTCACCGAAATAACCGACTATTTTAGCTAGTTCGCTGATTTCTTCCTGGAATTCTGTCATGAGACCGATGTTTTCAAGATGTTCTAACGCTTTATAAAGAAACTGTGTGGCGAGTTCCACGTCGTGAATCCATTCTTTGAACATGTTAAAGTTTGTGACAAATCCATAAAAATTCTCTTTATCTAGGCCTGAGTATTGGTGTGCCTTTTTAAGAAGATCATCAAGTTTATCAACTTGTATATCCTTCTGTGTCAGCATTCTTGTAAGATATGCAGCTGCTGCAAACAATACGACCGACATCTTATTTTTTAGTCGGAAATAAAATTTCCCTTGTTTTTGTGTTGAGTATATTCTTCCTGTGAGTTTGATCTTTACAATCTGGACATTTCAATTCTATGCCTGACTTGTCAATGATAAACTGACAAGTAGTCCTGTGTCCATAGTCACACTCTGTCATTTCAGCGTCGGCTATATACTTTGTCTTGTTCTTTGTAATCTTGATAATTTTTGCCGGGCATATACATTTATTGATGTATGCATTAAGAGTTTCGACAGCTTTGTCTGTTTCAACTGGAGCTTTCTGTGGTGGTGTTTTAGGTCTGACTGGAGGTTTTACATCTGGATACAACTTGGAAACGATCGTATCGTTTAACGTGTGTGCACGTCCCCTGAAGTCTGCACAAAACCCATGGAATCGCCCCCTGATGGTTTCACATCTACAAAAACATTTCTGAGTGATGGTCTTACCGATCAAGTGAAACCAGATATGATTTGAGTTGTGCGATCTTCTAAGATTTTCACAATACTTTGAAGTTGTGGATACTAAGAATTGATTTTTATGATGAAACATTTTCGTAATCCTCGCATCTTCTTGACCTTCCATGTTTTGACGAATAAATGTTTCCAAGTAGGCCCGAGCTTCGTCATCCATAAACTCATCTTTCATTTGAGCTTCGGTAAACGACCCTTCGTTCTTCTTGTTACCATCGATCGCTGGAACAGTTGTAACTTCTGTCACGTCTGTCCGAACAATGGAGTCTTTTAGAATATCAACCGATGGATCTTGTGACAGTGTATCCATACGACACATGACATGTCCATATACATATTTGAAGATTGGAAGATACGGGGGTTCGGTAATCTTTCCGGTATTGTCACACTCCGAACATCCTTGTCCCTGACATGCGATATGCTTTCCCTTCTTGTATGACCATGGCATCCGAAACCCACTCCCGGCTGTTCGTTTTTTTGTGTCACCGTAGACAGAATTATCAATAATTTGATTCCAATTTTTATTTTTGAACACCGAAATCAGAGTCGCGATGACGTGATCTCTAAGGTTGTTGGCACCTTCTTGATCGACAACAAAATTTGACCAGTTTAAATGAACACCTGTTTTGATGAGTCCGTCATCGACTTCTTTGGGTTTTGAAACGCATATGAGACAATCACGACCACCATACATTTTTACTTTGTCACAAATGATCCGACACAATTTTTGAAGATAGTCGAGTTGCATGGCATCTTCATCTTTGTAATCAATATCTAAGAAGAAGTTGTACGTCGGCGTTTTTTGTTCCACGAGATACAACTTTTCCTTTTTCGTCACAGCCTTGATGTACTCGTCACAAAATTCACCGACCCGGTCATGTGGGATGTAAAGCGAACCACCATTCATGAGAACGTGTGAGCGGTTCTGCTTTTCACCCTTTGTGAATTTGTTTTTAGAACACCATGCCTTAAACATACTTACCATTTTAGAGAGTCATTCTTTTAATCATCTTGATGGGAGTCATATGTTATCGACCGCATACAAGACACATCGTGATGCTCTTTTCTTTCTGAAGCTAATTCCTTTTTAATAACAAGAAGCTCGTAGACTGTCTTAGTCTTTACATTCTCAATGTATTGTTCTGCTCTACGTTCACTGTAAGCCTTGTTATCAACAAGAAGATCTCTGATTTGTTTTAAGATGTAAGTCTTTGACTTCATTCTATTTTATAGAAAATGTTTTTCTATTAAGCGAAGTGACACACGAATAAAATTCTGGATTTTGTATTACATTTTTTATTATGAGGTCCCACCTCTTTCTAACATTAAACTCTTCGAGAGTATCGAAGCTCATGAAGTCATTCTCATCGAATGTCTTCTTTATTGGTTCCTTGTTAATCTTTTTCAAATTGGTTTTCATTTTTTCATCATTGAATTTTTTAATCATATCCAATTGCTCAGGTCTTTTGTAATTTACAAAAAAGACAAACACGTTGTATACCAAATCGGTCGTTGCATTTTCTTTAACTGTAAAATTAAATTCCGTATATTCTCCTTTTTTAAGAGCCACAACACCACGGGTCTCTTCTTCTAACTCTCTGAGGGCACATCGTAAAGGATTGAAAATTTCTCGACGTCTACATCCACCTGTGACAAAAATCCAATCCTTAAATCTCCGATCTCTCACCGTGAGAAATCGGGGCCGGTCACCCTCAAACGTGACTGGGATCGCTATTGCTTTGTATTTTTTCATTGCTCATTTAGCAAGTTATAATAAGTGGATATGTTTATTCTTCCTTTTTCTCCTCAGTGGGCGGCGCAACTTCTTGCTTCGGCTGAGGAGTTTCCGGTTCGACGTGTTCGATCGTAAGGTTCTTCATCAAATTCAAAGAAAACGTTTTGACGGCATTCACGTCTTCCTTGGTACGTCGCATGTCGTTAAACATGTAGGCGACGACACCGAGACAAACGATAAGGCCTACAATCATCATGGTTTCGCGGTCAAAAGAAAGCATCTTTATGTGTAATTATAGATCAAAACTTTTAAGCAGAAATAATTG